GTTTCCCAGTCACGATCAAGGACTTTACGGAACTCATGCACATCATCATCGGCAAGCACGTTCCGAACGCCACCAGCTTAGACCGCAACGAGAGAACACAGGTTCTTGAATTCCTGAACAGTGCTCTCAACGAAACCATGCAAGAAAAGGAGGCCGCATAACATGGCCAAAGCAAACGAAGAAAACAAGGAACTGGTTGTTAAAGCCAAATCGGCAATGGAAATCTCAGGCGAGATCAAGGCGATTGTTGACAGCATCATCGAGGCAGGCGGGGAATGCTCAGACGCTACCCTTGAGGCCTTGAAATCTCTCAACATGGCACTCGAAGTAAAAGCCGAAAACATCGCTTTCGTAAAAGCACGCCTGGAAAGCGAAATGGAATACTACAAGGTTGTCGAGGAAGCCGCAAAAGCGCAGAGAAAAGCACGCGAATCTGCCCTTGAACGTCTCAAAAAATACCTGGCGGTCTGCATGCAGGAAGCCGGCCTTAAGTCCATCAAGAAGAATGACGGGCTCTTCTCTTTCAGTCTTGTCGAAGGCCGGATCAGAACGGTTATCGAAAACAAGGAACTTCTGCCATACGAATACACCGATATTGTCGAAGTTATCAGTCCAAGAGGCGATGCAATCAAAGCAGCTCTTGAAGCAGGCAAGGAAGTTCCCGGCGCTCACCTGGAACGCGGGGAAGATTTCGTGATGATCAGGTCTAAATAGGTGAAAACACATGATCACTGACATTACAGGAAAACAATTCGGCTATCTGACAGCTATTTAGAGGAGATGCCGCCAATGCCTAACTTCGCAAATATTGTATTAACCGGTCACATCGGGAAAGACCCCGAACTTACCTACCTGCCTGACGGCACACCGGTATTGAGATTCAGCCTTGCGGTGAATACCGGTTACAAGGATCGGAAAGTCTGCTCCTGGTATCGCTGCGTGATGTTTGGGCGGCAGGGCGAGGCAATCAGCCAATACCTTTCCAAGGGAAAGGCCGTGACCATTTCAGGCGAGCCGGCCATTAACAACTACACCAGCGATCAGGGAGTCAAATACACCAACGTCGATATTCGCGTGAACAGCTTCGCATTCGCAGGCGGCGGTGAAGGCCAAAGCCAGCATAACGGTGGAGGTCAGGAAGCTGGAGCCGATAACGCTCCGGCTTTCGATCCCAACGACGATACCGTCCCATTCTGATCATTTGCCGAGGAAATCCCATGAAAATAGCAGTCGTTGATATTGAAACAACCGGCTTTTTGCCGAAAGGCCTGATTCTGGAAGTTGGCATTGCAGAATTGGACCTTGAAACCGGAAACGCCATTCCCGTTTACGACAAGCTCGTTAAGGAAAAAGGCTTTTCTCCTGAAGACCACAAAGATTCCTGGATATTCAAGAACAGTGACCTGAAGCTTGAAGAAATCATGCAGGCCGACCCGCTCGATGCTGCTGCCATTCAGGACATTTTGAACAGCTACCCGGCAACCGCTTTCAATAAGCGTTTTGACTTCGAGTTCTTGCGATCCAGGGGCTTGAAAATAAACGAACTGGATTGCCCGATGTTGCTGTCAGCGAATGTTTGCCGCCTGCCTGGCAAATATCGCGACTTCAAATGGCCCACCGTAGAAGAAGCATGGAAGCACTTTTTCCCGAACGAACCATATTCCGAGAAACACCGCGGCGTTGATGATGCCCTGCATGAAGCCAAGATTGTCTATGAGCTTTATAAAATGGGCGTTTTCAAGGTTCCGCAAAACACCCCTACCCCGGCAATCACTTCCAATCAGGAGACTGAAACCATGAACTGCAAATCTTGCGGAAAAGAAATCATCTGGCTCTCGACCAAGGACACGGCAAATCACCCGTTCAACAAAAGGAAAACCCTGGTTGCCGTCCTGGGCTCCGACAACAAAACTCACGTCGTTATGGGACATGTGTCGCATTTTGCAACCTGCCCGAATGCAGCTGAACATTCACGAAAATAAGGAGGCGTTATGGCAGAAGAAAAGAAAGAACCTTTGAATTTCCGCTCAATTCTGGAGCAGGTCGAAGGCAGTTACAGGGGCTCAGTTGATGACCTTGGCGGGCTGGTCGATGAGGCCTTTTCCGAAACGGTTAAACGCGTGCTTTCGACCGGCAAGGTCGGAAAAATGACCGTAACTCTCGCCTTTGCGCGTGTTGACGAAACACGCATCGAGGTTAAAGGCGATGTCACAACCAAACTGCCGGAACCCAAGACCGACAGCAAAACCATTTATCACGACAGCAGAGGCCAGCTGTTTACCGAAGACCCGCGGCAAAAAACCTTGCCGTTCCCGACACCACTCAAACAGGTTAAGCCAAATCAGGAGGCAGCATGATCAAGGAAGTTCTTCAGTTCATTTCAACCCTCAAGCGCCCGGAATTACTCGAAACCGTTAACGGGCAGTATCTTCTCAACCCCGCAAAGAAATGTTACGAGCGCGTGCCGGCGCACAGACCGTTCAACCGTGTCGTCTGCAATGTTGACAGCTTCGCCAAAGCCGTTCACGAAGATGTGAGGCGAAATTCCAACGCCCCCGAAGAAAAAGGGTTCTTCAAGACCGTGATCTTCGAAAAGAACGGCGCTGTTTTCTACACCGATGACGGAATGGGAGCCGAGCAGGACATCTGGAAGTTTGAGCGTGAATTCACTCAGCTGTGGAAGGTAGTAAGCCACCTTGCAACCGGCAACAAGCTTTCACATAGACAGCTGCTGGACGCCCTGGAATCGGTAAAGATTTACATACCTGGCTTTGAAAATCTCTACCAGATCATATCGAAGCTTCGTGCCAGCAAGAAAATCAACTTCGTCAGCAATCCCATTTTTGAAGACGGCGAGCAGGCCGGTAGCTACCAGTGGGAACAGAAAATCGACTCGAACGGCGCGACAGAAAAAGCCGTGTGTCCGTCTGAAATTCCATTTCGCGGCAAGATCGTGCGCGGATCGGAAATCGAATACGAATTTGCCCTTTCTCTGACGCCGATTCTCGATGACGAAAAAGGCCAGATCCTTTTCTCTCTTTCGATGCCTGGTTTCGACATGGTGCTCGACCAGGTGCGTGAAGACGAATTCAAAGCCTTCTGCACTCTGGTTAAACCCCTGTCAGAACTTCTGATACTCAGGAACTACTAACGCTAACCGGCAGGGCTTCGGCCCTGCCTTGAAATAGCACAAGGAAACAGCGCAATGGCAAGACCGATAAAAGAATCGTTGAACTACTTCCCATTAGATACGGGTTTCTTCGGTGATCGTAAAATTAAACGGTTGCTTAAGACGTTCGGAGGGAAAGGCACAACGATTTATACCTTCCTGCTCTGCGAGATATACCGGGAAAACGGGTATTTCCTGAAGTGGGATGATCATTATCCTGAAGACATTGCCGACGCTTTGGGTGCAGGGTTCACACCGAGTCTTGTATCTGAGGTTTTGTCACTCTGCCTTAAGATTGATCTACTCGACAACAACTTGTTTGGTAGCTTTTCGATTTTAACAAGCGCAGGAATTCAAAAACGGTATGTGTCTGCAAAAGAAACCATTAACAGAAAGCAGTATCAGCCTGATGAGCTGCTGGTTCCAGAGTATAACCTGATTTCAGAAATTAGCGGTAGTTTAACGACGTTAAACGACGTTGAACGAAGTAAAACGTCGTTAACGGCAGTTACTACGCTAAAAGGAAATGAAAGGAAAGGAAAAGAAAGTAAAGTAAAGGAAAGTAAAAAAGAGCGCGGCGTTTTCAACGCCTCAGATTTTTTTGAAACCGGCGCTGATACTTCCACCGACCAGGGCAAAGACAAAACCCCGCCACCAGAAGCCGCCATTCCCGAAAACTTGCAGACAGACGCCTTTAAAAGCGCCTGGTCAGAATGGCAGCAACACCGAAGAGAGAAACGCAACAAGCTCACGCCCTCCGCTGCAGCAAAGCAACTTAAAAAGCTTTCTGAAATCGGAGAGCAGAGAGCCATTTCCGCAATTCACCACAGCATAACAAACGGCTGGACTGGCCTTTTTGAACCGAAAGAACCGGGGCGAAAAGCCAAAGGTAATTGGATGGAAGATTTGCAAAACCTCGATGTCACAGGAGGCTTGTGATGCTCACCAACGATGGATTCAAAAAAGCCCTTGCCATTATTTTCTCGGTTCATTCGCAACTTGAGCCGGTAGAAAACAAGGAATTCATTTACAAAGCCTGGTATCGGATGTTTCAGGACATTTCGGACAGCGCCCTGCTCGATGCTGCAGTTCGTTTTGTTACGGAAAACCCGAAACTGTTTCCAGGTGACAGCTTTATCGCGATGATCCGGCAACTTGCGAAACCGGTTTTGCAGGAAACTGAAGGCGATGTTGTCGAACTGGCATTCCAGGCTGTGCGCGACTTCGGTTACATGCGCGAGCGTGACGCGATGGAATGGCTGAAAAGCAAAAGCCCGCTCATCGCTGCTTCCGTCCGTAGAATCGGTTACCTGGAGCTTTGCCGGAGTGAAGAGCCGGACGTAATACGCGGCCAGCTTCGGGCGATTTTCAAGTCAGAAAAAGACCGGTCTATGCAAGCAGGCGGCATTGTCGAAAGTGCAACCCACCTCGACAACGGCCAGCCAGACAACGAAAGATTGCTCAGTCTGACCAAGAACATCGGCAAAAGCCTGAAAGTTTTGCCAGGAGCGAAGCATGCCGCATGAACAGCCCTGGATAAACGACACTCTGAAGCGACACGAAGCAGAACTGCAGGAGCAATTCGAGCTGCAGGAGAAGAAGTTTGCAGCGATAAACGCAGCGATCAAGGCGCGGCTCGACGCTGACTGCAATAGCAACGACTGTAACGGCTGCGGCAACGCTGAATGCGTGGCCGCCCACAAGGAATATCTGAAGTTATGGCCGGAAAATGCAGCGGAACTGATAGAGCAGGAAAAAGAACCTGTCTCAGCTGTTCGCACCACAAACGCCGGCACACCCGCCGGGGTTTTACCGTCGCCTGCGCAATTCCGGAACTCTCACGAACAAAAACCGTCAGAGCGCCCTGGTATCCCTGCGAGTGGTTTGACCTTGTTCGATCTGGTTTACGACGATGAAAAGGAGAAGGCAGCGTGAAAAATAAGCATCGTGCTGTTTAAGCTCTACACGCGGGCTCGAAAATGAAGTGGTAAAAGTTCAGAACACCCCAAAATACAAATCCCCTTCTTAATATCAAGAAGGGGAAATGCTTGAGGAAGTTGCTCCTAGAGAAAGCAGATATCAATTACTTCCTTCTTTTTTTGGCTTTGCCGAAAGGCCAGGCTTTGTATCCGTAGTCTTTTGTAACCCGATAATCGTAACCATACAGCTGTTTCAATTCGAACTCAAAAAGCTCTTCCAGATTTAAACGCTGAATAGATTTTAGGCTTTCTGGCGACACTCTTCGTCTAAGCCGGTTTGCTTCATCTTCAATTTGAGCCCAGCTCATTGCCGGAACTCTCGGAACCTGGTCATTACTCATCTTTTGCGTTTCCTTTTAAAACCCTTAAGATTTGTTCTGCCTGCTCATCAGTTAGGCCGTCAATGGTCCTCCCCAACGCCAACGCAGCGTCGAGTCGAATCCCTTTGAGACGATCAGTATCTAATTCAATTCTTCCCTTTTCTTGCGCCGCCAATCGCAGAAGCAGATTTGGGTCAACATTTATTATTTCTGCAATCCGAATAATCTTCTCCTGACTTGGTGGAGCTCGATGCCCAAGTTCAACATCGGAAAGGTAAACTGCGGAACAGCCAACTTCCTTGCCAAGCTGTCTAAGTGTCACCTTTGCCGCTTCGCGCAGCGCCCGTAATTTTTCTCCGAATTTCCGTGTCATGCCTGTTCTCCTCGCTTCGTAGTGGGGGCTTGTTCGAATTTTAATGAACACAGATTCCAACCACTGACATCATTATAACTGTTAGCTAATAGCTTACGCAAGCCCCTTTTTTAATATTTTTTCATTCGCTTGAAAATCTAGCTCTGAAAGCGTTTCAAGCTCTTTACAATAAAAAATTCGTGCATAGAAATATGCGCTACTTTAACCAAAATCCAAAAGATTTCAGCCTTTTAAAGTTATCATTTTTCTGATAATATAAGAAAATGAGCCAAAATCCCGAACTTTCAGCATACAACCAGCTTCCTGCAAGGCGCAGGAAGTTTGTTGATGCTTACTTTGAATGCAAGTTCAATGCAGGACAGGCGGCAATAGCGGCGGGATATAGTGAGAACTACGCCAGAGAGAACGCGCACAAGTTACTACAAAATACTACGGTTAAACAGGCGATAGAAGATAAACGAGCTGAGATCGAGGAACAGAGTAAGCTCAAGACCTCAGAGGTTGTCGAAGAATTGCGCCGTGTGGCCTTTTCCAATATCACAGAAGCTCTGGAATGGACAGACAACAAAATTGAACTCAAAAACAGCTCTGCCCTTCCCCCGGCAGTAAAACGGAAATCGGCCTGGTTATCTGCGAGTTGCCAACGTTTTGCAGCGACGGAGATGCCCAGCTGATAGCCGCCGCGCCGCAGATGCTTGAGGCGCTTGAGGCCATGATTAAGCGATTTCAGCCAGAGTCACACGACGCCGCAGGCTGCATGTTTAAAAACTGCGAGTTGTGCAAGGCGGTAGCGGCTATCGCAGGCGCGAAGGGGGAAGTATGACCGAAAAACTTAAACCGTGCCCGTTTTGTGGCGGCAAAGCAGAATTGTGCTATGCCCCCGGCCTTGGCACAGACTCGTGTCGTGGTTACACGCTGCAGGCGAGTTGCAACGAGTGTGGGGCTACGTCGCCGGGCCTGTGGCAAGAAAAGAAGCCGGAGCCAAATGACCAGCTTTGGAAAGACGCAGCCGACGAGTGGAACCACCGACCGGGGGAAACCGCCGAAACATGCGGCATAGCGTATTGCGCGCATTACCCCGAAGGCTTGCCCGTCTGCGCTAAGTGCCGGGAAGCAAGCGCGCTTGCCCACGATAGAGCGTGTGCGGAGCTCGCCGACGCGCGGGCTGAGATTGAGCGGCTGACGTTGGAAATCGAGAATAAGCAATATACTATTATGTGCGCCGCCCAGGAAATAGCTGACTTGAGAGAACTGCTGGAGTTTCAATCCCCGAGGCCTTTCGGCAGGGGTAAGGACGAAGTATAGCGAATGGGAATTGAAAGAATTGGCTCGGTTGATGGAATTGGTTAAACGATTGAACGAAAAATAAAAATAGGGGCTGCCTCATAAACGAGACGGCCCCTTTTTGTCTTGAGAGCATGCGTGCTCACAAAACCGTGGTTGGTAGAAGTATAGCACGCCTCTGGCAGAAAGCTCAACAAGAACGCACTTTAAAATTTATCAGTTTTCTGATAATATAAAAGTATGAGCCAGAAAACAGAACAATCAGCATACAGTAAGCTGTCGCCGAAGCGGCAGCGTTTTGTTGACGAATATTGTGCTGATTTTAACGGCACTCAGGCGGCTATCCGCGCAGGTTATAGCGCGAGAACGGCAAACGAACAGGCCGCGGCCCTCTTAGCGATACTTAGCGTCAAAGAAGCTGTTGAAGAGCGTAAGAAAAGCCTCAGAAAAAAATCGCTCAATTATCGCGGGTGGTTGTTGCGTAAGACCAGGCTGATAATCAATAAATGCACCAGTGCCGGCATGTGGGATCCGAAAGGCGCAAACGGTGCGGTGCGTAACATGGTTGATATTCTCGGCTTGCGTCTGGAGAAGAAAGAAATCACCGGCAGAGATGGCGGCGCGATTGAGGTAAAATCTGAACACAATTTATCGAAGCTGTCTAAAGAAGAGTTACGGCAGCTGCTTGCCCTGGTAGAGAAGGCAGGCGATAAATGATATTGCCCCCGGCGTCTGCAATAAAAAACGAACTCGCCCGCCGCGATCTGGTTGAGTATGCAAAATTGCAATGGCCAAACTACAGAGCGGCGAGACACCACCAGGCGATAGCCAGGGCGCTCGAAGATGTAGAGTCTGGAAAATGTAAACGCCTGATGATCTTTGCCCCGCCTCGCCACGGCAAGTCGATGATTACCTCAGAGTTTTTCCCTGCCTGGTATCTCGGGCGCAATCCTGACAAGTATATCATTCACGCGACCTACGCACAGGAGCTGGCCGAGGATTTTGGCCGCAAGATCAGAAACCAGATGGCGGACCCTACGTTCAGCGAAATTTTTAAAGAGTGTCAGCTTTCAACGGACAGCGCAAGTCAGAAACGTCTGGCCACAACCAGAGGCGGCAGTTACTTCGCCCTGGGTGTTGGTGGTGCGGCTACCGGCAGAGGTGCGCACTTACTTCTGATCGACGACCCGGTTAAGGGCCGCGAGGAAGCCGACAGCGAGACCTACCGGCGCAGGTTGAAAGACTGGTACCGGTCTGTTGCCTATACCCGACTCATGCCGGGCGGGGCGGTCATTATAATGAATACCCGATGGCATCATGACGACCTGGCCGGGTGGCTGTTAAAAGATCACAAGTCTGAGGGTTGGCAGGTTTTATCACTGCCTGCGGTTGCTGAGGATTGTGACCCGCTGGGCCGGGCGATTGGTGAGGCGTTATGGCCGGACGATTACCCGCTTGAAGCTTTAACCAGGATAAAAGAACAGTCGGGTTCGCGTGAATGGTCGGCGCTGTATCAGCAGCAACCGACACCCGAAGAGGGAAGCATATTCAAAATAGACTGGTTCAGGCGCTACCGCGAACTGCCGCAATACCCCGACTTATTGGTCCACAGTTGGGATACAGGTATCAAAGATGAAGAGATCAATGACCCGTCGAGCTGCACCATGTGGCACGCTCACAGCAACAGATTTTACCTGGCCGACAGGTTTAACCAGCGCCTGCAGTTTCCAGATCTGCTTCGCGCGGTTCAATCCCTGGCGGCGAGAGACAACCCGAACTACATCCTGATCGAGGACAAAGGCAGCGGGCAACAGCTAATACAGGTTTTGCAAAGAGAAACCAGGTTGCCGGTAGTCGGGGTTATGCCGAAAGGCGGCAGGCTTGCTGAGTCGAAAGTATCTCGGGCGCAGGGCGTGAGCGGTCTGGTTGAATCGGGCCGGGTTTATCTACCAGAGTTCGCGCCCTGGCTGATCGACTATGAATCTGAAATAGCGGCGTTTCCGAACGCGCCGCACGATGACGACGTTGACTCAACAACCCAGGCGCTCAAGTTCCTTTCCGAGAAAACGAGCCGCCTGGTGCAGGATAGAACCGAAGAAATCAGACGTGCAGGCGCGATGTAATAACAAAGCCACGGAGGGCAAAACATGCAGTTACTTGAAGAATACAAACCAGCCAAGAAATTCAAAGTCAGCGACGAAGACCTTTTCGACATCGTTATTTCCGACAAAAACGAAGCTGAACGATACTTCGATGCAAGCATAGCTGAAGGCGTAATCATGCGTTACAACCTTCTGCACAGCAATAAAGACTACTACAAGCAGAAGTTTGAAAAACTGTCAGAGCTTTCGAGCTTCTCGACCAGCGACGTTAAAGACATCGTTGAATGGCTTATGCCGTCATTTACAGAGGTATATTTCGGCGCTGACAAGATCGTCGGTATCTTTGGCCGCTCTCCAGACGATGACCCGGAGGTCTTGGAGAAGGTAATCAAATACCAGATGCAGACTCAGAACAACGGGTATGTGCTCATTGATCAGTGGATCAGGGACGCGGTTGAATCAGGCCTTGGTGTTGTTAAGCTCGATTGGGAAATCATCGAAGAGAAAAAGCTGAACTGGTATCAGGCAACAGCTGAAGAATTCTATTCAATCCCTGCTGACCAGGCCGAAAAGATGATCAAGAAGGTTGAAGCCTTGCCAGACGGAACATACAAGCTGCTGATCCGCGAACAGGTGCGCGTGAAAGACCAGCCCACAATCCGAAACATCCGACCAGGAGAATACATCTTCCTGCCTGAACAGGACGAATCCGGCCGCAATGTGTTCGAGTGCTACCGCCATTACATGCTGTATGACGATATTCGGCGACTTGGCAAGGCCGGCATATTCCGCAATACCGAAGACGACTTTCCCTTTGTCGATCCTCATTCAGACCAGGGTAACAGCATGGTCAGGATATTCGACGCAATCAGGAATTACACTGGCGAAGACGATCAGGAAAGCAATACTCTTGATGCAAGCCTGAAAGACGGGCAGGAAGGCAGAAAGAAAGTAGTTGTCTACGAGTGCTACGGCAAATACGACGTTGACGGCGACGGTTTGCTCGAAAACGTGCGCGTCATTATCTGCAATGGCCGCGTTCTGTTTGCTGAAATCAACGAATACGACCGCAACCCGTTCTTTACCATTTCATTCTACGCAAACAGCTACCAGAAATGGAAAGAAGGCGTTGCCGACTACCTGCAGGACATTCAAGACCTGAAAACGGCCCTTATCAGGCAGATCATCATTAACACCGCGATTAACAATGATCGGGTGTTCGGGATCGACTCGAACCAACCGGCCGCAATCAGCGACATTCAGGCCGGTAAAAAACTGATCAGGGTTGACCTCACCGGTAATAAGCGGATAGGTGATTTACTCCAGGCCATGCCACAGTATCAGCTTGCACCTGAGACAATGCCGCTGATCGAACTGGCAAGCAACTGGTCAGAGCAACGCACTGGCATTACAAAATACAATCAGGGACTCGACTCAGAGAGCCTTAACAAGACCGCAACGGGTATATCGAAGATCATGGCTGCTAGTCAGCAGAGAATTCGCAAGATGGCCCGCGATGGTGCTGAAAACGGCCTGGTTCCTCTTTACAAGCATCTGATTACTCTCAACAAAAAGAACCTGGACAGAGAATTCGCTTTCAGGCTCACAAACGAATACTACGAGTTTCACCCTGACGACATAAGCGGTGAATTCGATGTTCAGGTAACAAGCAACATCGGCCTGCAGGACAAGCAACTTACCGTTCAGAACCTGATGCTGATGTTTGGCCAGATATTGCCGCCACTGCTTCAGATCGGCGCGGCCTCTCCGCAGGGCATGTTTGAAACCGCCAAGCAGATCATTGAAGAGATGGGATTCACGAACCCTGACAAGTTTATCGGGATCGAGGCAGGCCAGGCAGGCGCAGCAATGCAGACTCAGGCGCTTTTACAACAGTTGCCGCAAATGCTCGGTCAGATTCTTCAGTCAGCCGGTCTTGATCCGCAAACAGGCGCAAAGATTACCCAGGCGCTCATGGCCGGGATTCAGCAGACATCACAACAGCCGGCCGTTCCGGCGGCGGAAGGATTGAAACAGTAATGCAACTTAAACTAACC